GAATGTCAGTGTAATGGTTTAAGTATTTATTATGCTGAAAAGGGATGTCTAGAGCAAGTTGTCCTAGATCTGTGCTATACTGTTTGTTCTTGAATTGAAAGTCAACTGCAGAATCTTCTGCCCAATCTTCTCTCAGTTTTTCAAATTTATTACGAAGGGTTTCAAAATTCATGAAAGTGCTTTAAAGTTCTCATCGCGAATTGTATAGGTCTCAAACTTGAACGTTACGTCCGCAAGCAGATATTCTATGTCTCCAACTGTAGCATCAAAAGGAACACTAGACAAGCTGACAGGAAACATGTTTTTAAATTCTACAATATGATTCACATTATTGTGAGATGTCATAATCTGCAGTCTTGCATTTGAATATGCATCTGCACTGTCTGCTCTCTTTTCTGCCAGACCGTACTCCTTAATCCAGTTGTGGATAACAAGATAATTTTTTAAATCTTCATCAATAATAAATCTTACATTTAAATCTCCATAAGAGACGCCACCACTAGAAACAATGGGGACGTTTCTGTATGGCGTTTGGACTTCAGCAAAAGGCATAGCAATCTCTGGGATGCTTGCACTTTGACAAAAGAAATCTACACCGTCAAAGATTTCTAAATCTAGTAGAAATCCAACTGGCGATAAAAAGTTTCTATTTGTAGGTTGCTCTGAAATCCATTCAGCAGGCATGTCAACTTCCCAAGCTACTTGTATTTATTACATGTTGTCAAACTTGTATTCAAGAATCATCCTATACAAGGAGTCTCTCAAATACCACAAGTGTTCTTGTTCTGTTGGATGTCTAGAAGGAGATCCCTCCCAGGTTTCAATTCTTTTCAATACACAATGATGTAGAAGATGAATATCTTCTATCTTTAAACCTACTTGGTAGTCAAATTCATCTTCATTCATGGGTTGTTCGGATCCATTCCTAGAGATTTCAAATACTCTTGCCACCACTTAGGATCAGATTTTTTCCATGCAGGAACCTCTCTACCTTGTTCGGAATACCATTCGTATAGAGCATCATCTATAGTCTGTGCGATCTCCATATTCCTCTTCTTCCTCATCAACATCAGCATACGGGTTCTCCACAAAGGGTCCTCGTTTGCGTAAAGGTTCTTGTCGGACATAATCAGACTCAGCATTAATAGCAGACATCCATACGGCAAGTTTCATTACTATGTAGATGATTACCAGAGGTGTAAAGCATAGAATTAATGTATATTGAGATTTCATTCTTCGTCATCCTGATCGTAAGTTAATCTACAGTCCCATAAATCATCGTCCCACTCAGGTTCGTACATGGGACAAGGTTCCTCAAAGAGGTGACCCATTCTCAACTGTTTAATTCTTTCTCGTAGACCTTTGTAAAACTCTCTCCTTTCGTCTCTTTCCATTAACAACTATACTCGTCTATAATGTTTAGAACTTGATTTAATTGGTAGTGTGCTCCCTCCATCCACTCTTCACTGGCACCGTTATATCTTCCTTCATGTAGATCATTCTTTAACTTAAGCACTCGTGCTTGAATGTCAATCTTTAGTAGTCTCCCACGTCCCATGATATCCAATCGTACTAATACTATTTAATAAAAAAGGGGACCTTTCGGTCCCCCTGGTGTTGATTTGTGAACGAGAATCACATGAGGTTCTCAATTCTAACACGACGATAGTACTGGTTGCGTGAAGCAGTAAGTGCCTCAGCGTCAGGAGTACCGTTAGACTGAACAACGAATGGGTTAGCAACCATGCCGTAGCGAGTCTTAAATCCAATTTTTGGTTGGAAGGTGTCAGGACCAATTGATCTGACCATCTGGAGGGGTACATATGGGCAGTAGAAGAGACCTGCGTCATATGGGGAAGTACCCTTATAACCAACAACATAGTAGTGGCTGCTGGAGACGTTCGCGGAATAAGGATCAACGTAGACCTTGATGCGACCGTTCATGGTGCCAACTAGGAGGTTTCCAGTGTCATCAACTTCACCGATGGAAGGACCACCAGCGCCAGTTAGACCTGAGGAATAGTCAAGGGTGCCACTCATAGCGAGAGCAGAAGCAACATCAGCAGAAGTGATGATGAAGTTGCCCTTTCCTCTACGAGTTTCCTGTGCGATTGCGTTAGCGTCACGCTCAATCTGGAACATTAGACCCTTGAATTTCTCAACGGACCATCTGCCGTTTGAGTCAACGTCAAGGTCAAAGCGACCAGCGTTAGCAACGTTGTTCTGAGCACCAGGCTTAGCGATGGTGTATACAGTACGAACAACTTCGCGGTTGATTTCAGCAAGGATCTCGCTAGAAAGGATGTTAGCAAGTTCCTGCTCAGCATCAAGACCATGAATCGCCTTGAGGTCTTGTGCTAGTTCTAGAGTGTATTCTGCTTTGAGAGCTCTGGACTTCGCAGTCACAGAAGTCTTCTCAATGCTGAATGACATCTCGCGGAATAGTTTTCCGCTTTCTCCTAGTTCCTCAGCATCTTCACGTGCCATTGGGGTTGCGCCACGCTCATAGGTTCCAGCAGGGGAATCATTGAGGAGACCAGGATCGCTACCTGCAACAGGTGACGAAGTGTCATATGCGTTTGCAGTTGCGTCAAATCCTGCAGAGAAGTCGCTGTCAGGCTCGTTGTATAGTGCCTCAACGCCACCACGACCTTCGTAGTGTGACTTCATTGCGAAGATTAGTCCAGTAGGACCAGACATTGGTTGAACGCCGCAGATGTCGTATGCAACGAGGTTAGGCATTGCACGACGGATGAGGCTGATCATTACAGGGTCAAATCCAGCAAGACCACCAGTTTGGGTGGTTAGACCTGAACCTGAAAGACCGCTAGCACCGATAGCACCAGCAACGTTACCTGCTGCACCACCAGCTTCGTTAAGCATACCGCGCTCTTCGCGCATAAATCTTTCTTGGTTTTCTAACAGAACAGCGGTAACACTCTTTCTATAGTTGTCGGTGATGGCAGAAGTGCCTTCATGACCTAGAACAGGTGCCCACTTTTCTGTTAGAGCTTGTGAGTTAAACATTTTTTGCTCCGATTGGAAAAATAGGGTTAATTAATAATCACTTCCAGCGATTCATTGCCTGAAGATATGCCGCCATTGCTGGTGCCATTTCTTCTGACTCAACTGGAGTTTCATCTGCAACCTCTGCTGCAGGTGCTGCTGCTTCCTTGAAGTAAGACTCCTTGATAGTAGCAACTTTCTTAGCGAACGATTCTTCCGAAACGAACTCTAGACCCTCAGCAAGTGCTGCGAGTTTTTCTTTCTGAGTATCAGCGAGACCTTCTGACACAGTGGACAGAATATTGATTTTTGCCGACTCGTTAAGACGATTTTGTAGTTTCACATTTGCTTTGACCTGTTCGTCAAGGCGCTCTTCCATTTCACGAATAGAATCTGCCATACCCTCTACCACGTCAACTTTGTCGTCGGGGATAGAGATGTAGTGCTCTTCAAAGAGATTCTTGAGACCTGCAATGAAGTCTTCAGTAATCTCATTTCTGATGCCACGATCAACAGCTACTTGGTTTTCCTCTAGCCATTGTGTGACTGCGTAGTTTACAGTTCCGTTAACTTCCTCAGAGAGTTCTGCCTTAGCAGATTCAAGTTGCTTCTCTAGTTCGTTACCGAAGTGCTCTACAAGCTTGTCATACTCTTCGGAGATCTTTGCTTTGACTGCTGCCTCAAAGATGGTCTTTGCTTTCTCTGCAAATTCTTCGGAGAGTTCGGTTCCCTCAAGAAGAGCTTTAACGTCGTCAGAAACGTCAAGGTCTTCAAATGCGGGTTTGATAGGATAAGATACGTCGGGACCAACGCTGGTTGCATATGCTGCATCCGCGCCAACTGTAGGCATAGGATCTTTGCCAGGTTTGCCAGCGGTTGAGGTTTCGCTGCTGTCTTGCGAGACAGGTGCTGCTGCCTTAGCGCCAGGGTTTTCTTCGCCTTCTTCCTTATTAGAATGAAGGGGTTCAGACTGGGAACCACCAAGATCAGTCTGGGACTGATTGGGGGCAACCGATGTAGGAACAGTAGGCATTGGGTCTTTGCCGCCGCCGCGCTGTTGTGGATCACCCGAAACTGCTGCGGGATCTGAACCTGTACCAGGAATTACTGAAGCAGTTACACGAGGCATGGGATCCTGTGCTCCCGCTTCCATAACGATTTCCTGCTCGCCCAGAAACTCCTCAAACTTTTCGTTTAACATGTCTGACATTTTGAGTCCTTCCGTAAATCTTATGATTATCTATTGTTTATTTATTAAATTACAAACCTGCGAGGAAGTTTTGGAACACTTCAAGCGTTCTCTCCTCTAGGTTTTGGCGAGTAGACTCGCTCATGTAACGTTGATATTTAGCAACCTTGGACTCCTTAAGGATTCCATTATCCCAGACCCACTCTTTACCTTCCATGATTCCGTTGACGAAAGCATCTGGGGCAGAAGGGTCTGCAACGATGTCTGCTGCGGTTGCTAGCATAAAGTCATCCATGACATACGCGGTGTCTTCACGTCTGTCAATACTTCCCATTCCGCGTGAGGATACACCAAGTTGTACACCTTCACCTAGGAGAGATTTTGCAATCTTACCCATGGGAGTATCTAGGATTTGAGCTTTACCCATGAAGTTATTACCTTCTGCTCTAAGTTCGGTAATTCTGTGGGAGACTCTATCAAGGTTGACAGTAGGACCATCAGGGTGACCCAACTCACCAAGAGCACGCTTAGTTTTA